AGTTACAATCGACTTCCTCAATGACACAGCATCAGCTAACGTCCTAGCGACTCTACAAGCTGCATGGGGAACAACTGTTACTTGCGTATTCCTACAGACAAAGGGAACAGCAGTTTCTGCTACAAACCCTCTCTACACAGTTTCATTGCTAGTCAATAACACAACAGACATCAATGGTGCTGTTGGCGATATTGGCACACAATCAATCACATTTACTGCTAACTCAACAGTTGCAGTAGCCACAACAGGTACTTTCTAAACAACTAAACTAAGGGGCAAAGCATGGCAAAGTTAAAAGTAACAAGGGCAGATGGACAAGTTGGCGAATACCCAATCACTCCATTGATTCAGTACGGATTCGAGATTTACGCCAAGAAGGGCTTTCACAAGGCGATAGTCGAGGATTCTAAAATGAGCGATATCTTCTGGCTTGCTTGGGAATGTATCCGCCGTTCGGGTGAAACTGTTAAGCCATTTGGAGAGCAATTCATTGAGACCTTGACTTTGGTCGAGGTGCTAGATGATGACCCTTTGGCTTAGGGCGCGACTCGATCACCTATCTGATTGCTAAATTAAGTGTCAGACTCGGGATCGCGCCACAACAATTATTAGAGCTAGATGAAGAGAGCTAGATGAAGTAATGCTGAAGAACTTAATTAAAGTTCTCCAAGATGATGCGAAGGAGGCTAGAGATGCCAGCAACCGTCAAAGGCGGCGTTGAACTCCGTAAGGCACTTCGCAACTATGCACCAGAATTAGGTAAAGAAAGTCAGAAAGAAATTGCCAATGTCCTTAAGCCTGTTGTAAAAGAAGCTAGAGGATATGTTACAGGTTCGCCTTTGAGTAATTGGGCGCGTGAAGGCGGCAAGTGCCCTGTGTTTAACGCATCTATTGTTAAGCGCGGTATTGGTTACAAGACAACGCCATCAAAACCTAACCGTAGAGGCTTTACAGCATTAGCGCAGATTCGTAACCGTTCAGCAGCAGGCGCTATTTATGAAACAGCAGGTCGTAGAGCGCCAGGAACAAAGCCATCGGCTCGTCCTAACTTTGCTCAGGCAATGGGCCCACTTACAGGGTCAGGCAAAGAGCGTGGTCGCTTAATTTACAAAGCTTGGGAAAATGACAAAGGTAATGCTACAAAGGCTGTTCTAAAAGCTATAGATAATGCTGGTAAGACTTTTAACCGAATGGTAGGCACTCGCTGATGGCTAATGTAGTAATTGATATTGCAGCCGAATATACTGGCAATAAGGCATTTAAGCAGGCGGAAACTGCTACACAGAAACTTGAGAAATCCGTTGCTAAGTTAGGCAAGCAATTACTTGGAGTTTTTGCTGCAAGTAAATTATTAGCATTTGGGAAGAACGCAACCAAAGCTTTTGCTGCTGATGAATAGGCTGCACGATCACTAGCCTTAGCCTTAGCCAATACTGGGAATGCCTTTGCTGCTATCGAAGTCGAAAAGTTTATTGGTGATTTACAGCGCGCTACTGGCGTTTTAGATGATGAACTACGCCCAGCCTTCAGAACTTTACTGACAGCCACAGGCAATGTTAAGAAGTCACAAGCAGGCTTATCTAAAGCCACACTTGCATCGGGTGACTTAGATTTAATTATCGGAGAACTAACTAAAAAGTTTTCAGGACAGGCATTAGCTGCTGCGGATGGCTATGCAGGATCGATGGCGAAACTTGCAGTTGCTTCTGAGAATGCTAAAGAGATTATCGGTAAAGACCTGCTTGATGCCATGCAACTCATTGCAGGCGAAGAAGGCATCGGTGGTGCTGCAACTTCGATGGAAAGATTTGCCACTCAAATCGGTAACGCTGTGTATGGCATTGGTATTTTGATTGCTAAAATTAAATCAATTCCTGGCTTAGATACATTGGTAAAACTTCTAGAATTAAGTATTAGATATAGTCCAGCAGCAGGGTTATCAGCACTTGGTGCTTCCAACAAGCCAGGCACGCCTGCTCAATCACCAGGACAACGCGCAGCCATTGATAAAGCCAATAAAGATGCGCTGAGATTACAGAAGCAACAGAACAGCCTAAAAACAATCGACAACAACGCAACGGCTCGAAAGATTGCCCTTACAGGTGATGAACTAGCGCTCAAAGAACTAGAGAAGAAGTTTGATGTTGAGCGCATTGGTTTATACACAGCACTCAATCAGACTACTGATTCAGAGACAAAGATGCGCTTGTTGTCTTTGATGGCTATTCATGATCAGAATACTGCTATGGCTGGACTAATTAAGAAGGCTAATGAAACAGAAGATGCTTTCGGGTCACTTTTGGAAGCCCTTAGAGCAACAATCAGCAAGATGTATCAAAGTATTCTTCCTGAAATTAAGCAATTACAAGCAGCAACTCTCGGACCAAACACTCCAATCGAGCAACAAAGAGCCATAGTCAATGAGAAATTGAGATTGGCAATGCCAGACATTACAGCGCTTCAAAACGCTATTGGATTTAGACCTGCATCCATAAACACAGCTACCAGTGGTGGCTCACCTACCTACATCATTAACGCGCAAGGCATAGGCGATCAACAGATTGCATCAGTAGTTCAGGGAGCAATCCAAGACCTCAACAGATACGGAAGTTCAACCACTTACGCTGGAGCAATCTAGTGGCAGTACCAATAATCAATGCAATTATTAACTTCTCAACTGGTCCATCCAATGCTGAGGCATTTATTATTGGTTCAGGAATCTTTGGGGTCAATGTTTTAGCTGATAGCGCAGCGGTAATTGTTGATGTATCTAATCAAGTCGATTCAGTTCAAACCAGCAGAAATTCCAGACAGGTCAATTAACCCTACGCATTGTGGATCAGAATGGCGATTTCAACCCACAGAATACTGCCAGTCCTTACTATGGCTTACTTAACCCAATGCGTAAGGTTGCAATAACAGCTACTTGGAACTCAGTTACTTACCCAATCTTTTCAGGCTTTATTACAGGCTACTCAACCACAACGCCTAAGTTCACAGGCGATATTGTCTATACAACTATTACAGCTGTGGATGCCTTCAGACTTGCGCAGAACGCACAGATTTCAACAGTTACAGACTCAGGGGCTGGTCAATTATCAGGCACTCGCATCAACAAGATTCTTGACCAAATCGGATGGCCTGCCTCTATGCGTGACATCGATGCTGGACAGACAACCCTACAGACAGACCCAGCAAGCCCTAGAACAGCCCTAGAAGCCATGCAGACGGTCGAACTTAGTGAATATGGCTCTTTGTATGTATCCGCTTCCGGTGAGTTTATATTCCAGGACAGAGCCTTTACAACGAGCAGCGTAAATGCCACGCCAATTGTCTTTAATGACGATGGCACAGGCATTCCGTATTTCAACGCTATCTGGCTTCTGAACGATGTGCTTATCTATAACTCAGCCCAGATTACTCGCACAGGTGGCACAACCCAGAGCGCTATCAATCAGGCATCTATTGACAAGTATTTCGTTCACTCTTACAACCAGCAGAACCTGCTTATGGAAACCGATGCAGTAGCCCTTGACTATGCTCGGGCTTATGTGGCATCAAGAGCTGAGACCACAACTCGATGCGATGCCATCACCCTTGACCTTTACACTAACAATTACGATGCAGGAATTACAGCTGCCTTAGACCTAGAGTTCTTTGATCCTGTAACTATCACAACTACGCAACCAGGCTCATCAGCCTTGACTAAAACTTTGCAGGTGTTCGGCGTAGCTCACAGCATTACGCCTAATTCTTGGAAAACCCAATTCACAACCCTAGAACCAATCATCGATGGATTCATCATTGGATCGTCTTTATACGGTATTCTAGGCACTAGCGTTCTTTCGTACTAAGGAGATATAATGCCAACTTTTCCAGCAGCCACAGGTGATGTGCTTACAGCCAACATGTATAACGGGCTGACTAGCTTCACAGTTGGTACAGCTAACACGAGCGATTACACAGCAGTCCTAGCAGATCAATACCAAGTGCTAGAAATTATGAATAAGGCAACTGCTATTGCGTTCAAGATTCCTACTAACGCATCTGTTGCTTTTCCTATTGGTACTGCAATTACAATTTTAAACATTGGTGCAGGACTCTGCACAATTTCAGCAGTGACATCAGGCACAACAACAGTGTTAAGTGCTGGCGCAACAGCAGCCGCACCAACTCTTGCACAATACAAAACAGCAGTTTGTATTAAAACTGGTACAGATACTTGGTATGTCGTAGGTGCAATCGCATAATGTTAAACATTGTTTCTGGATTAGTCGGCGGAGCAATTCCGCCTGCTGCTTTATCTGTTGAGTATTTACTCATTGCAGGTGCTGGCGGTGGCGGCGGTAATCGCGGCGGTGGCGGCGGTGCAGGTGGTTATTTAACTAACTCGCTTTCAAGCCCCTCTACAGGTGTTAATTACACAGTAACTATTGGTGCTG